GATGCCACTCTGACTTTGGGTGATGATCACGTGATTGAGGGGTATGCCTCACTTTTCGGGGCCACGGACCAGAGCGGTGATGTCGTCGAAAAGGGCGCATACGCCAAATCTTTGGGCGCTGGTCGTCGGGTCAAAATGTTATGGCAACATGATCCGCGCGAGCCCATCGGTATCTGGGATGAGGTCCGTGAAGACGCCCATGGCCTTTACGTGAAGGGGCGTCTGCTTGAGTCAGTGACCCGCGCACGGGAAGCGGCGGCGCTGACCAAGGCAGGTGCAATTGACGGGCTTTCCATCGGCTATCGCACGGTGAAGTCCCACAAGAACGAAAGGGGCCTTCGGTGCCTTTCGGAAGTGGAGCTTTGGGAGGTGTCACTTGTCACTTTCCCGATGCTTCCAGAGGCGCGTCTGGATGCCCATGAGGGCAAATCGGGCGGGCTTCACGACCTGGCGCAGGTGTTTGAAAATGCCCGCCGCAACCTGGCGGCGCGCAAAGCCCGCTGATCCATCCTCAAACTAAAGGTGCTTCTCATGACCGAGACCCAAGCACGGGGGGCGGACAGCTCCCCCATGCAAGGCCACGCCGAGCGTGGCTCCATGGCTGAAGTCAAGACCGCCCTGGGCGGATTCTTGAATGAATTTGGCCAGTTCCAAGACGACATGAATGCAAAACTCCAAAAGCAGGAAGAGCGGATTGCAATGCTGAACACTAAGACCACAACGTTTGCCCGTCCGGCGCTGTCGACCGAAATCGACAGCACCGCCCCCCACAAGCTGGCGCTCAAGTCCTATCTTCGCTGCGGCGACGATGACGCGCTGCGCGGCCTTGAGCTGGAAGGCAAGGCGATGAACAGCGCCGTAAATGCCGAAGGCGGTTATCTGGTTGATCCCCAGACGGCTGAGATGATCCAGTCGGTGCTGCGCTCGTCCTCTTCGCTTCGGTCGGTCGCCAATGTGGTGATGGTTGAGGCGACGTCGTTTGACGTGCTGATCGACAGCACCGACACCGGCGCGGGTTGGGCCGACGAGGTGACCTCCACCACCGAAACGGACACGCCCACAATTGAGCGTATCTCGATCCCGCTGCACGAGCTTTCGGCACTTCCCAAAGCGTCCCAACGTCTGCTGGATGATGCCGCGTTTGATATCGAGGGCTGGCTGGCTGGCCGCATCGCGGACAAATTTGCCCGCGCAGAGGCGGCCTCTTTCCTGACCGGTGATGGCATTGGCAAGCCCACAGGCCTGCTGACCCACCCCGCCGCCGCCAACGACATCTGGACCTGGGGCAACCTCGGGTATGTCGCCACAGGGACAGCCGGTGATTTCGATGCCTCCAACCCCGCCGACGCCGTTGTCGACCTGGTTTATGCGCTGGGTGCGCGGTACCGCGCCAACGCCAACTTCATCATGAATTCCAAGACCGCCGGTGCGGTGCGGAAGATGAAGGATGCAGACGGGCGTTTCTTGTGGTCCGATGGCCTGGCAGCTGGAGAGCCAGCGCGTCTGATGGGGTATCCGGTCCTGATTGCAGAGGACATGCCCGACATTGCCGTCGATGCAATGGCCATTGCCTTTGGTGACTTCCGCGCCGGTTACACCATTGCCGAGCGTCCGGACCTGCGTGTTCTGCGCGACCCGTTCTCGGCCAAACCTCACGTCCTGTTCTATGCCACCAAACGTGTGGGTGGTGACGTAACTGACTTTGCGGCGATCAAGCTGCTGAAGTTTGGTATTTCCTGACCCCCAAGTGATGATCCCGATCCGGACCTCGGGGGTTCGGGTCGGGTGGGGCGTGTGTGCGGGCCTTTGCGGGTCCAGCTGCGCGTCTCTCCGCATGAGCAGCGCGGAGGTCAGCGCCACGTCCCAGCTCTTACCCATTCGTAATTCCCGGAGATTTCAACATGATGATGGTCGAATTGACCTCTGTTCCCAGTGCCGCCTTGCCGGTGGATGTGCTGTCGGACCACTTGCGCCTGTCCTCCGGGTTCGCCGATGACGGCAGCCAGGACGCGCAATTGGAAGCGCATTTGCGGTCCGCAATGGCGGCGATCGAGGCGAGGATCGGAAAGGTGCTGATACAGCGCCAGTTTGCACTGACCATGGTGGCCTGGCACGAGCCACGCGCCCATGGGTTGCCGGTTGCGCCAGTTTCCAGCGTCGATAGCATCAAGCTGATCGCGCGTGATGGTGTGGAAACCTTGGTGGATGACACGCGGTATGTGTTGCGCCGCGATACCCACCGCCCGCGGGTCGAGGCCACGACGGGGCAATTGCCCGCGCCGGTGAACGGCGGCTCGGTCGAGGTGGTGTTTGTCGCGGGTTACGGGCCTGATTGGGCGGACGTGCCCGCAGACCTGAAGCAAGCGATGTTGGCTTTGGCAACCGAGTTCTACACCCGTGATGACGCCGCGCCGCTTACAATGTCGGGTCCAATGCCGTCCCATGTGATGGCGTTGATCGAACCCTATCGCCAGATCCGTCTTCACGGGGGGGCATTATGAAAACGCCTCACCTCAATCGCAAGTTGATCCTGGAAGCGCCGACACGTGCCAGCGATGGCGCAGGTGGATACACGGAAATTTGGCAGGCGCTTGGTGTGATTTGGGGTGAGGTTTTGCCCCGTGGTGCCGGTCGAGAGGTCGAGGCATCAGAACTGAAGCTGAAGATCACCGTTCGTGCAGCCCCCCAGGGTGCGCCGTCGCGGCCCACGGCGGCGATGCGGTTTCGGGATGGCGATCGGTTGTACCGCATTGAGGCGGTGACCGAGGCCGGGGCCGCAGGCCGTTTTCTGATCTGTTTTGCCAAAGAGGAGGTGAGCGCATGAGTTATGCAGCCACTGCCGCCTTGCAATCGGCGGTCTACACCGCGCTGAGCACCGACACACAAGTGGCGTTGCTGAGCGATGGCGCGATCTATGATGCGCTGCCGCCGGGCCCGGTGCCAGCGATGTATGTGAGCCTTGGGCCGGAACGGGTCCGTGATGCATCGGACGTGGTGGGTGACGGGGCGGTGCATGATTTCCCGATCACAATTGTCTCGGACGGGGCGGGGTACCACACCGCCAAACTGATCGCGGTGGCGGTTTCGGACGCGCTGACCGGTGCCGATCTAACGCTGAGCCGCGGCAGCCTTGTCGCCCTCAACTTCCAGCGCGCCCGTGCTCGGCGGGTGGGGGACAAGCGCGAAATCGAGGTTTGGTTCCGCGCTTTGATCGATTCCAGCGGTGCCTAAGGGCGCCGCCACGTAACTCTTTGATAATACTGGAGAACCCTATGACGGCACAGAACGGCAAGGACCTTCTTGTGAAGGTGGACATGGACGGCAATGGCGTCTTTGAAACAATGGCGGGCCTGCGGGCATCGCGGCTTTCGTTCAACTCGGAAAGCGTGGATGTGACCAGCCTGGAATCAACGGGTGGCTGGCGCGAATTGTTAGGCGGGGCGGGTGTGAAATCAGCTTCGATCAGCGGCTCGGGCGTCTTTCGCGATGCCTCTACCGATGAACGGGCGCGGGATATTTTCTTTGAGGGTGGAACGCCGGACTTTCAGGTCGTGATCCCGGATTTCGGCATCGTGGAAGGGGCGTTTCAGATCAGCTCCATCGAATATGCGGGCACCCATGATGGCGAGGCCACATACGAGATCAGCATGGCTTCGGCTGGTGCCCTGACGTTCACGGCTGTCTGATCGTGGCGAACCCCTGGACCGGAGAAGTGGCCCTGACCGTGAACGGTGAGCGGCACGTGGCGAAGCTGACGCTGGGTGCGTTGGCTGAGTTGGAGGAGTGGCTTGGCGTGGGGTCACTCACTCAGATGGTTACCCGGTTTGAGGGGGACGGCCTGAAATCCGCCGACGTTCTGGCGCTGGTGTGTGCCGGGCTGCGCGGCGGCGGGTGGGCCGGTCATATGGAGGATCTGGTCCATGCCGATATCGAGGGCGGGATATTGGAGGCCGCACGTGTGGCGGCCCGCCTGTTGGTGCTGGCTTTCCGGCCAACCCAATGAGTGATGCGCCGACGGATGCGCCTCTGGGGTTTGATTGGCCAGCGCTGATGCGTGTGGCTTATCAGGGGCTTGGCCTGTCACCCGAGGCCTTCTGGCGGATGACGCCGGGCGAATTCCTGATCTTGCTTGGCCCCGAAAGCGGGGCCGGGCCTTTGCGGCGTGACGCGTTTGACGCGCTTTTGGCGCGGTTCCCGGATTCCACAAATGCGGCCCCTACGGGTGAGACCCAAAATGCGGCCCCTACGGCCGACACCCAAAATGCGGCCCCTACGGCCGACACGAGAAATGAGGACGGACATGACAGAGATGGATGACACACTCACCCGCTTTGACGCCGAGATTGCGGAGCTGGAAACAAGCCTTGCGGGCGCCACTTCGATGGCTGCGGCTTTTCAGGGTGAGCTGCGCGAGATGCAGGGCGCGATGCTTTATACCGGACGTGAAGTGAACTCGATGAGCCGGGCTTTGGGTGGCGGGCTGCGGCGGGCGTTTGATGGCGTTGTCTTTGACGGTATGCGCCTTTCGGATGCGTTGCAGAACGTCGCGACCAGCATGATCGACGCGGCTTACAACACGGCGATCCGGCCTGTGCAAAATGCGCTGGGCAGCGCCGTGGCCAATGGCGTGAATGGGCTGCTGAGCGGCATCCTGCCGTTCCAGAACGGCGGCGCAATCAGCCAGGGTCGCGTGATGCCATTTGCACGCGGCGGGATTGTGAACGGCCCCACATCATTTCCGATGCGCGGTGGCATCGGGCTGATGGGTGAGGCAGGCCCGGAGGCGATCATGCCCCTGCGACGCGGTCCGGACGGCAAGCTGGGTGTTGCCGCTGCGGGCGGCGGCGGCCCTGTTCATGTCACGATGAATATCACCTCGCCTGATGTGGCGGGGTTTCGGCGGTCATCGACCCAGGTGGCGGCGGAAATGCAGCGTGCGCTTGCACGCGGTCAACGGAACCGGTGAGGGAGAAAAGCCATGGGATTTCATGAGGTTCGCTTCCCCGCCACGTTGAGCTTTGGCTCAGTCGGAGGGCCAGAGCGGCGCACGGATGTGGTTGCGCTGACCAACGGGTTTGAGGAGCGCAATACGCCCTGGGCGCATTCGCGCCGTCGTTATGATGCGGGTGTCGCCATGCGTTCCCTCGACGACATTGCATTGATGATCGACTTTTTCGAGGCCCGGCGCGGACAGCTTTATGGGTTTCGTTGGAAAGATTGGTCAGACTTCAAATCTTGCGCACCCTCCGCCGATCCGGGGTTTCGTGACCAACGGATTGGCACGGGGGATGGCGTGACACGCACGTATCAACTGACCAAGACTTATCAATCCGGCATCAACTCCTATGCGCGGCCCCTGACCAAACCTGTAGACGGCACGGTTCTGGCGGGTGTGGCAGTTGATGAGCAGGTTTCCGGGGTGCATTTTTCGATCAATTACACAACCGGTGAGATCACATTTGAAGACGCGCCGCCCGTGGACGTCGAGGTCACGGCGGGATTCGAATTTGATGTGCCTGTGCGGTTTGACACGGAGATGATCCAGACGTCGGTGGCGTCGTTCCAGGCGGGAGAAGTGCCGAATGTGCCCGTGGTGGAGATTCGGATATGAACGCACAAGCCCTTGATTTACATCTGCAAACTGGCACAACCGGGGTTTCGCGCTGCTGGCGCGTGACACGTGCGGACGGCGTGCAATTCGGCTTCACGGATCACGATTGTGATCTGACGTTTGATGGCACGGAATTTCGTGCGGGCACGGGCCTGAGTGCGGCGGCTTTAAGCCAGACCACAGGTCTGTCAGTTGACAATACCGAGGCCGTGGGCGCCCTTTCAGACGCCTCCATCACTGAAGCAGATATCTTCGCGGGTCGCTTTGACGGGGCAGGGGTAGAGGCATGGCTTGTGCAATGGGCGGAGCCGGAAAACCGGGTCCTGCAATTTCGTGGCTCGCTTGGAGAAATAACCCGAGCAAATGGCGCATTCTCTGCTGAGCTGCGCGGTTTGGCCGAGCGGATGAATGTGCCCACGGGGCGGGTTTATCAGCGCAGCTGTCAGGCAGTGTTAGGGGATGCGCAGTGCGGGTTCGATCTGGCCACCGCAGGATACGTGGCTGAGGCTGAGGTGAGCACAAGTGATGGCCGGGCATTCACCTTCGATGGTCTCTCAAACTTCGAACCGCGTTGGTTTGAGCGTGGCCAGCTGCGCGTTTTGACGGGGGAGGCGGCGGGGCTTTCGGGTGCCGTCAAACTGGACCGCCTGGAGGGCAACACCCGCTTGGTTGAGGTGTGGGACAACCTGCGCGGCGATGTGGCAACGGGTGACACGATCCGGCTGACTGCTGGCTGTGACAAACGCATGGAGACGTGCCGCCTGAAGTTCACCAACCTGCTGAACTTTCAAGGATTCCCGGACATTCCGGGTGAAGATTGGCAAGTTGCTCATCCCACGCGCCTGTCCTCGCGCAGTGGCGGCTCGCGTAGATGAGCGCCGTTGTCGCCGTGGCGCGTGAGTGGCTTGGCACGCCCTATATTCATCAGGCGTCGTGCAAAGGGGCTGGGTGTGATTGCCTGGGCCTGCTTCTGGGGCTTTGGCGTGAGTTTCATGGCACCCTTCCCGCACCGGTGCCCGCCTATACCAACGATTGGTCAGAAACCTCGGGTGAAGAGCGGCTGTTGGAAACCGCGCGTGCCCATCTGAGCGAAAAGCCCCTGTGGGATTCTGCCCCCGGCGACATCCTGATTTTTCGGATGCGCAGGTGTGCCGTCGCCAAACATGTGGGTGTGCAAACGCAGATCACGCCTACACCCCGGTTTTTACATGCTTATTCCGGGCGCGGTGTCACCGAAGGTGTCTTGACTCCCCCCTGGGCTCGGCGCGTTGCGGCGCGTTTTGTCTTCCCCGAAAGGATCTAATCCTATGGCAACTCTTCTCCTTTCTGCTGCGGGTGCCGCAGCGGGCGGCCTGATTCAGGCCCCGATCCTTGGCATGACAGGGGCGGTTTTGGGCCGCGCTGTGGGTGCAACCGTGGGCCGGGTGATTGACCAACGGCTGTTGGGCTCCGGCTCGGCCCCGATTGAGGTCGGACAGACCGACCGCCTGCGCATCACTGGTGCTGGCGAAGGTGCGCCGATTGCGCAGCTTTATGGGCGGATGCGGATGGGTGGCCATGTGATCTGGTCAACCCAATTCCAGGAGAAGACCAGTTCAACGGGCGGCGGCAAAGGCGCTCCGCCGCAGCCCCAGACCACAACCTATTCCTATTCCATCAGCATCGCGGTTGCGCTGTGTGACGGTGAGATTTCGCGGGTTGGCCGGATCTGGGCTGATGGCGTTGAGATTGACCGGGAAGCGATGACGTGGCGGCTCTACAAAGGCAGCGTTGACCAGATGCCTGACCCGCTGATCGAGGCGATTGAAGGGGACGGCGAAGTGCCCGCCTATCGCGGCACCGCATATATCGTGTTCGAGGATATGGATCTGACGCCTTACGGCAACCGGGTTCCGCAATTTGCCTTTGAGATTACGCGCCCGGCGCAACCGGAGGCTCCGCACGTGCCTTCAGCCGCCAAGGCTGTGCGTGCCGTGGCCCTGATGCCGGGGACTGGCGAGTATGCTCTGGCCACGACACCCGTCAGCCTGCGCTTTGGGCTGGCGCGGGGCCAATCGGCAAATGTCAGCTCCGAAGGCGGCGTGACCGATTTTTCCCAATCGCTGGATCAACTGCGTGAGACGTTGCCGAATTTGGAGTCTGTGTCGCTGATCTATTCGTGGTTCGGCGATGACTTGCGGGCGGGCAGCTGCGAAATGCGCCCGAAGGTTGAACAATCCAGCAATGACGGGTTGGAAATGGCGTGGCGTGCGGGCGGTATCAACCGTGCAATGGCTGAGGAAATTGCGCAGGTTGATGGCCGCCCGATCTATGGCGGCACCCCTGCCGATGCATCGGTGATCGAGGCGATTGAAGCGATCCACGAGGGGGGGCAATCCGTCACCTTTTATCCGTTTTTGCTGATGGAACAGCTTTTGGGCAACGGGCTTCCTGACCCTTATGGTGAAGCGGAGCAATCTGTTTTGCCATGGCGCGGCAGGATTACCGGTGATTTGGCGCCTGGGCAGGTCGGGTCCACCGATGGTTCTGCTGCGAACGGTGTCGCAGTGGATGCATTTTTTGGCACGGCCACGGCGTCCGACTACAGCACTGGCGTTGCCGGTGTCGGCTATTTTGGTCCGGCGGAGTGGAGCTACAGCCGCTTCATCCTCCATTGCGCCGCCCTATGCGCGCAGGCCGGTGGCGTAGAGGCGTTTTGCATTGGCTCTGAAATGCGCGGGCTCACGCAAATGCGCGACGAAACGGGTTTCCCTGCCGTGGACCGTCTTATCGCCCTGGCCGCAGAGGTGCGCGCCCTTTTGCCCGATGCCAAAATCACCTATGCCGCTGATTGGTCAGAGTATTTTGGCTATCATCCCCAGGATGGCAAGA